AAAATGATGGAGCGGTGGTCTGCTTTGCTCAGATAATTCGAGAGGGTATCTCAAATCGTGCTATCACACACCGCATATTTGTTACTATAAAGCTAGTATATACTTTATATAGGCATTTGTCAAGCGTTTTATTATTATCTGCCGACTTGGCCAAGGTACTTTGCCTTGGTTTCTTCCCAATCCAAATATATTAAATCTGAATAGAATAGAGTATCATATGAAACTTTATCTTTTTTAATCAATTGTTTAATTCTGCCAATAGCGTGTTTTTCTTTCCAAATCTTTACTAGTGCTTCATAGCTAGTATCAAATGATTTAACTAATTGTTCTTCTTTGATTTCACCACGGAGAAACTCATAAGAGTTATCATACAATGGTGAAAAATAAATGCCTCGAGCATGGTCAGTTCTAATCAACTCTTTAGGAATACCAAGTTTACTATAAGTGAAACCCAAAGAACGATTCTTGTGGTCACGCTTATATGGTTGACCTGATGGTTTCTTCGCAACATACCATTCAAAGTATTTACGAGTATGATTCTTCTTCAACCAATTAATGATATTGCCACGAACTTCTCTACTTGGTTCAAATGATACTGAACCTGATGTGAAGCCCATTTTTTGCCAATGGTCAAGATTATCATACTGAGATAAGCCTCCCACTTTTGTCTTACCATACAAAGATGTTGTTGTTACGCCAACTAATACATCACCATATTGTTTTTTCCAAAGTCTTTGCACTTCATCAGATAAACACAACAAAGCAAGCAACTTGCCACCAACATAATTGTAACCTAGTGGTTGGAATGGCACGATAGTAGAACCAATTGCCGTGTGATTAATCATACTGCCTTGAGTTTTTAATTCTCTTGGCCATCCAATCACCTCATCACGAGGAGTGAGGTCTAAGAAGTCAGATGATATGCAGATAACACCTAGATACTTTCCTGTCACCTGGTCTTTAACCAAGAAGTTTAGGTTACGACCAATGTTACTATTGTTCTTCATGGTCGAAATAAAATTACGAATAGTGTTCCATCTTTCAGGCAAGTCTTTGCTTCGTTTTTTCTCAACTTCAAATTCTTTACCATCAATACCAATCTGCATATCTTTACCAGAATCATCTGTGTATTCTAATACAGGTTGTAGATTTTGATAATCTTCAGCTGATTGTGGGATCCAAATAGATGCTTTGATTTCATCAACCAGTTTTTGTTGTGTTGGGTCAACTAGTTGAACTTCTTCACCAAATAATGTATGATTAACAATAGTAGGATACTTTTCTTTTACTTCACACCACTTTTGATATAAGGTATATTCTTTTACATCCATTTTTGAAACATAACTTAAATCATTAATCGTTTTTTCTTTAAGGTAATCCTCATCAATATCGACCAATGTTTCAGTAGGATTATCTTCTTGCCAAATCTTCCATTGTTCTTCTACATCATCTTTTGCATCAATCATATTTGTTTGTGTAATCTAGTAAACTTCTTAATCAACTTCTGTTGGTGTTTTCTTGCCATTTGGAGAGCCACAGGTTTGACACGCTGAGTAAATACAACACCATTCATGTGATCCAATTCGTGTTGATAACATCTTGCCGTTAAACCTTCCATTTTCATCTGCACTTGCTCGCCTCTTTCATTGTAAAACTGTGCATTAATCCATGCAGGTCTTGCTATTCTAACAGATAAACCAGGAAAAGAGAGGCAACCTTCAGCTTCATAAACTAAGTCTGCCGATGTTTCAAGTATTTCTGGATTGATACACGCCCATGAATCATCGCCTGAACCAATAATAAACATTCTTTGAAGAACACCACATTGATTTGCCGAAAGACCTATGCCACTATACAACTTCATTGTCATTTTTAGGCGTTTAATTAAGATGTTAATCGCACTATTAGGCAATCCAGAAACATCAAACTTAGGAATAGTTTGAGCTAACATTGGATGAAGCTCATTAAACAAAGGCAATGGTTCAATAGATTGTTCTATGTCCGCTGATTTTATACCTGTTTCGGTATCAATAATAAAATCTTCACTCATTCTTTCATCACCCAATCTTCCGCAAAATCTTCAGCGTCTTGTTCATCATCAAAATATTTTACTCCATTATAATCTAATTCAGCTTCAAAAAGCAAGACCATATAGTTATTATTGCCTTTCATATAAACTACCTGAGAAGTTTTACTTCCTTCGGTAAATTCGGTTAGAGGTTTTACATTCTTAATATCCATACACTTACCCTATAATTGGTTTGTCAAATAACGATTCTTTTATTACCTGTGGATCCCACGCCGTTCTAGAATCACACATTAGAACATTGATATCCAGTAATTCTCTTAATCCCATATGCATATTAAATGGAACATTATATTGTTCTTTTGCTTTTTCAATATAATCTATCAAAGCCTTTTGGTAAAGTTCAGCATACTTCTTCTGACACATATAGGCTTTGTTATCACCAATAGCAAAAATTCTCCAATTTTTATAATTAACATTTGATAGAGAGAATTGAAAAGCGGCGCTATTCACACCAGGATATTCTTGGTCTTGAAAATCATCAATTGCAATAATACCATCATCTCTCATCTTACTACTAAACAAAATCAAATCACTTAACACAGCTGAGTGTTCGTGGCATCCGTCAATATGAAGAAATCTTAATTCATTTTGAAAAACAACATCATCGTATTTTAATTCGGTGGTATCTTCTAATCGCCAAATTAAATTATTAGCATTACCAAACTTTGCTATGTTTGCTGCAGCTTTTTGTTTATCAGATTCAGTAAAGCTGTCGTATAGATAAAAATTATTATTACCAATAAATTGTGAGATAGCGATTGCACTTTTACCATATGCAATACCAATCTCACACACATCACCTTTTGGTCTTTGTAATTCTTTTAATATACCATAGGTGATAATGATATCTTTTGGATAAAACCATCCTTCTACTTCTTTATCAATTACTTCTTTATAGTTTCTTAAATAGTGCTCAAAGTTCATTTCATAATCCTACTAAAGTTTTTAATCTTCTCAAAGCGAATCACCGACCTAAACTTATCCTGTAAGATATCACCTTTATGGGAAATTACAAATACATTGGTGCCTTCCAGCATCTGAAGAATTGTCATTAGATATTCTGTACCATTGGAATCTAAAGATGAATCAAACACCTCATCAAGGATTAATAGATTGGTGCTGGCTGAATTCTTTAGTTTAGCAACAGCTCGCCAGCTGAATAATAATGCCAAATCTATCTTTTGTTTTTCACCTTCACTAAATGATGCATAGGTAAAATCATCACGGTGCCTAGACTTAATTGTTTCCTTAAACGATTCATCAAGATTAAAGTTCACAAAGAAATCAAATGATGCTAAATATTTGTTTACCAACTTATTAATGATTGGTAAGTATTGTTTAATAATCTTCGTTTTGATACCTGTATCTTTTAGCAGACCAGCAGCCACTTCATAATATGTTTTCTCATCTATAAGGTTTCTTAAATGCTGCTTTAAGTCGGTTAATGCTTCATTTATGATGCTTAATTCTTCTTCTTCTTTTTCAGTAGAAGTGGTGTTGTTCTTTACTTCTTCTAGCTGTTTTTGTAAACGAGTAATGTATTTGTTTGTTTCGGTAATAGAAGTGTTATTGGTAGCAATTTTAATCTGTAATGCCTGAATCTTCTTTTGAGTTTCATTGATTGCATTTAATTTATTTTGTTCTTCCAACAACTTCTTTTCTAATTCTACAAGTCCGTGGTCACACTCAACAACTTTGGTAGAGAGAGTAGTAAGCTCTTTCTCCTTAAATTCCATGGCAATGGCTTGCCTACAAGTTGGACAATCGTCATTGTGTTGAAAGAAACTGATATCTTTACGAAATTTGGATAAGTTTGTTTCAATTTGCGATTCAAGCTTTGTAATCTTTTTAACCTTAGCTTCAGTTTCCACCTTCGCATCAACCAATAACTGTAGCTGCTGGACTTCTGTTGAGTATTCTTCAATCTGGCTCGCCAAGGTGGAAATGGTAACTGTATTGTTCGCAATCTCAATCTCATATTCTTTTACTTTTTCTTCATTGTTTTGTTTCAGTTCAGATAAATGTTTTTCTTGTAGGTCATATTTCTGTTGAGCCAAATCAATATCATATTTTTTTGCTGTTGATAAATCTTTATTGTTTATAACTCTATCTTTTAATAGATTATTCATTGCCGAGAAGATTTGAATGTCTAATAAATCTTCAATGATTGCTCTGCGGTCAGATGCCGATAACTGCATGAATGGTGTAAATGAAGCTGAACCAAGAATAACAATCTGCGTAAATGATTTGTAGTTTAATTTGATAATAAACTTCTCAAGGTACTCTTGATAATCTCTAACAGCAGCTTCTTGATTAATCATTTCACCATCACACCAGATTTCAAAGATGTTTGGCTTAATACCACGAACAATTTTATAGTGTTTATTACCAGTATCAAACTCAACTTCAACCACACAATCTTTATTATTGATTGAGTTCAACAGCAATGGTTTATTCACGGCACGAAACGGCTTGCCGAATAGGACAAAACACAACGCATCAAGCATTGTAGATTTACCTGCACCATTACTACCAATAATTAAAGTGCTAGGCGACTTATCAAATTGTAATTCTGTAAAATGGTTGCCGGTACTTAATAGATTTTTCCATTTTATTTTACGAAATATTATCATTCGGTTTCAGTAGTGAGAGCTTCAACATAAAGCTCTCTCATTAAAATTTTTAGTTTATCATTTTCAACAGTTAATGTTAAATTATCAATATACTTGCTCAAGATAGTCATAGTGTCCTCAGCTTGGTCAATTAGCTCTTGGTCATTTTCAATAATAGTTTCTGTGAAGTCCTCAACAATGGATATATCACCAACTCCTGCTTTATATAAGTTGTCAATAACATTATCAAACAGATAAGGATTCTGTTTGTTTAATACAACAACTTTAACATAACAATCTTTCAGCGATGTATAATCATATGCTTTCCAAAATTCAAAGTCCGTTATGGTATCATCATAATTTATTTTATGAAACATTCTATTTGGATTAGGAACAAAAGTTAATTCTCTTGTTTCAGTATCAAATACATGAAACCCTCGTTGGTCATTATAGTCGGCCCATGTTATTTCGTATTGATTACCAAGGTAGTATATCACACCATCAGTAGATTTGTGGTGAAAGTGGCCAGATAACACCATATCAAACCTATCAAATACTTTTTTATCCATACCAACATGACATATGTTACCTCTATCCATTTCAAAGCCAGCAATCTCAAAATGGCCAAAAACAATTTGTGTTTTGGTGCTCTTTAAGAATTCTAATGTTTGTTCATAATTGCTAGAGTTAATCCATGGTACCATAGCTACAGGCAATCCATCATACACCATATCTTTTGGTTCAATCATTACATTAATATTGGTGTATCGGTCAAACAATTCATGCATGGCATTAATCTCATTGGTATTCTTGTATGTAACATCATGGTTACCAACAATTATGTCCATTGTAATACCTTCAGCTTCAATTCTATCAAAGAATCGTTTACGCCAAGAATTGAGTGTTATAAAATTGATAAACTTTCTTCGGTCAACCACATCACCAAGATGGCAGATGTGATTAATATTATTTTCTTTTAGATAAGGAAAAAATGTTCCTTCCCAAAACTTAAAGAAGTATTCATTAAATCGTGGATCATCACCTCTGGCGCCAGCATGAGTGTCATTTATAAGAGCAATCTTCATAGGTCTTTAGGAATCTCTATGATTTCTTCGGCCTCAAGAAACTTTTCTAGTCCTTTCGTCTTAACTTTCTTTTTATTCTCTTTAGCTTGTTCAAATGTATCAATAAACTCAGCAATATTATCATACAGTTCAAACTGTTTCATATGGCCATTTTCATCTTCATACATTTCGCCTTCATCCAACATACCAAATTGTTGTGTAGCTTTATATTTAACATATAACTGTTTCTTTTCTTTTTGAATTCTACGGAGAAAAGCAAAGTAAATAATCTGTGTAAAATAAGCGAATGGGTTTTTTGATTTTGTTTCGTCAAAGTTGCGAAAGTATTGAATACAATTCTCAATACCATCAGCAATCATTTCATCACGAAAAGAATATGATACAAAGTTAGGTTTGCGTGATAAATGTTCTGCAATTTTAAGAAAACATTCGCCAACATAATTTGGTATAGCTGGATCTTCTTTTTTTTCTTTCTTTGCTTTAGCACATCTTTCTTTATAGTCTATGAGTGCCGTCAAAAAGTCGGTGTTGTTCACATAATGTTTTTGTTTTTTACTCATAATGGTTTAATAATCCCAATTTATTACCGCTTAGTTCCGTTGTTACACGGTCATACAACTTCAAAACTCTTTTCTTATATTCAAATCCCAAAAGACCAGCCTTTTCTGCTTTATCATATGGTGGATTTTTACCAATACTTGTATACTGTTCAGATGTCAAATCAATAATGGTGCCTTGTTTATCTTGCACCCACCAATGATAAATTTTTCCATCAAACCCACGATACATATTAACGGCCTTAGGACCAAAAATCTTATATAAACATCCTGCGGAGTTATGACAATGGCCAAATGTTGGATTCTTTTCGTTTCTGGTTATCCAAGATTTAGGAAGCAAATCTGGTGTAAGGTTTTGTTTAATAAGTTCACAAACCTTTTTCAAATTTTCTTCGTTAAACTCCATATGTTCCATTAAACATTACCATATTTCGTATTTCTAATCATACGAAAACCTTTAATCAATTCTTGAATACCAGCATCCAATGTAACATCTGTTTTGAATCCAGTTTTCTCAATCTTTTCATTGGATACTATATAATTTCTCTTATCAGGATCTTCACCAATTGGCGATTCAATGAATGTAAATGTAGGAATAAATTTCTGAATATGTTCACAGAGTTCCCACTTAGATACATTGGCTTCAGACAAACCAACATTATAGATATTACCTTTCATTGTGATTCTATGGTCAATAGCATGAACAAACGCCTTTGCAATATCACGCACATGAATATAATTGCGTTTGAAATGGCTCTCAAATAGAATAACGAACCCATCTTTAACTGCACGATATACGAAATCATTAACCAACAAATCAATACGCATACGAGGTGACATACCAAATACTGTTGCTAAACGATAACTAATAAAGTTGCCATGTTCGACCAATGCATTTTCAACCTCTACTTTATCAATCGCATACTTTGAGATTGGATTTAATGGTGATTCTTCGGTACAGAAATTATTATCATCACCTGAGCCATATGCACTATTGGTTGTTGGCATAATAACTAGCTGGTCTCTATCAAGCATATTCAACATCATTTTAATCGCATCGACATTCGTTGTGGTTGCACCAATAGGGTCTTGTTTACAGATAGGTGCACCGACTAATGCACCTAGTGGAATAATAACATCAGCTTGATTTAATAGAGGTGCAATATCAGACTTAATGCGAATATCACCTTTATAAACATTAAAGTTTGGATGATAACAAACATGATTCAATGAAGGCTCACCATACATGAAGTTGTCCAATACAGTAACATTGTGTCCTTTAGCTAATAGCTCGGGCACCATGGTTGAACCAAGATAACCTGCGCCGCCTGTAACTAATATATTTGCCATGTTAAACCTTATTCAGTATACTTGTAATTTCATCAATCTCATCAAATGTCATTGATGGGAAATTACCAAGATAAAAACCATAAAAATGGATGTGTTCGGTATTTGGATAATTTTTATAATGACCATCAGGAATAATACCTTTTAGATAAGGTTGCCTGAGTTGATTTCCACCACCAGCACTACCACGCCGAAATTCAATGCCTTCTTGCCGCATTGTTTTCATTAATTTTTCTACTAACTCATCATCAGCTTCTTTTAATATTAAATTAAAGGCATAATTGCTTGCCCCTTTCAAATTAAAATCTGTTTTATATTTTGTGGAATCTAATTGGGACAAGAATCTATGGTGGTTGTCATTACGGAGTATAACATTTTGATTCAAAGATGTCAACTGTTTCCTGCCAAGTATGCCGCCTAGTTCCGTATTTCTCATATTATATGCTGGGTAAGCAAAGATGAATTCAGGATTTAATTCTGGATTTTTAAGCTTATAATCCAATTTTAATTTTTCATCTGAAAGCTCTCTGACCATACCATGAGAACGCAACATACGAACCGTTTCATATACTGTTGAATCATTGGTGCAAACCATACCACCTTCAATCGTTGTCATATGATGAGCATAGTAGAATGAGAAGTTAGACATCCAACCTATGCTACCTAACTTTTTACCATTATGTGTTGCACCATGCGATTCACAAACATCTTCAATTAATGGAATGCCATTTCTGATTAATTCAGATAAAAGATTATCAGTAAGAGCATTAAATCCTTGAATGTGACTTAAAAATACCGCTTTAGTTTTATTTGTGATAGCACTAGTGATGCCTCTGGCACTCATACCTAATGTTTTTGGATCAACATCAACAAACACAGGAGTAAACCCACATTGTATGATTGAAGATATGTCCGATATCCAAGTTAATGGCGGAACAATAACTTCACCACCTTCTGGATGTTTTATCTTTAACATCGTCATTGATAATAGATTAGCTGAAGCGCCTGAGTTTACAAACACAGAATATTTTACACCCAACCACTTAGACCATTCTTCTTCAAAGGCTCGACAATTTGGACCATTAGTTAAAATTGGATCATCTTGTTTTAGGTGTTCAATAAGAGCATCTAAATCTTCTCTTGTAATATTGTTACGCATTAATGGATATTTCATATTATCTCACGAATAAAGAACTATTTGGCTGCCTTGAGTATCAAACTTAAATGGCACCCATACTTTAATTGATTGCATATCTTCTTTAAACTGTTCCTGTTTTTCTGGTGGTACAAGAAAGAAAAAGAACCCACCACCGCCAGCACCCATCAATTTGCCGCCTAAAGCGCCAGCACGAATTGCTTCATTATAGATATCATCAATCCACATTTCAGTTATACCTTCAGCTAGCTGGCGTTTTAATGTCCATCCTTGTTGCAGTAGTTTACCAATCTCAGACATATCTTTCTTATCAGTAAAAGCATCAAGAGCTTGATATGTCAAGTCATTAATATCATTAAGATAATAGTATGAATCACCTCTCTTTATCTGGTCTACTTTTTTCTTTGCCATTGTTTCAGCATATCGGCTCACACCTGAAAATCCCAGCATCACATGAGATTCAAACTCTTTCATATAATCATCTGACAATACTAATGGTTCTGAAACCCATTTATTTTCTGGTCCCATTTGAATCACACGAATACCACCATATGATGCCATAATTTGGTCTTGAATGCCTACACTTTCACCAATCATATTTTGTTCTACATGAATTGCTAATTGTGCTAACTTTTCTTTTGATATCATTCCACCTTTAATAGCATGGAGTGCGTGTAATAATCCAACTGTAAAAGAAGAACTAGAACCTATACCCGACCTTGCTGGTAAATCACCATCATGTGTAATTGAAAATCCACCAGGCATATCAAAGTATTGTAAGCAAGCTCGTGCAGAAGGATGTTCTATCTCAGAAAATTCTTGCACACTTTCTATTTTGGAATAAATGACACGGGATCCATATTCAAAGAATGGCGGTAGTTTCTTTACTGTCAAATAGCAATAATTTGCCATAGCAGCTGCAATTACTTTACTTGGATGTGTTTCAAACCAAGAAGGATAATCTGTACCACCACCGAACAAGGATAACCGATAAGGCGTCTTTGTTATAACCATTAATTAAAACCTTTCAGATTGCTTGATAATGTTTTCTGCTGTTAATCCGTTTGTTTTGTAAATACCATCACGCCCAATATTGTCAAAGAAATACTTTTCAGGTAGAGTAACATTAATAATCTTAGGAAATAAATTAACATCACTAAACGCTTCAAATACAGCGGCACCTAATGATCCTGCTGGCGTTTGTTCGTCACAAGCAATCATATTTTCAGTAGCAGATAATAATTCAATCAAGTCTTTTGGAAATGGTTTAGATTGAATTAAATCAATTGCAAAGAATCTGCTTGGATTTTGTTTAACAACTTCAGCGCAAGTATGAACCATTTTACCATGCGATATCAAAGCAATCTTTTGGATTGGAGGTTCACCTCTTGTTACTTCACCAATAAAACGGAAAGATCCATGGTCTTGAGCACCTTCAATCTCTGGTAATGCGTGTCGGTCTAAACGAACATATGAAAACTTTGGATTGGCCAGCAAGTCTTTTGCTAATTCTCTAGCGGTCGATGTATCAGCGGCTGTGTAAATACTCACACCAATAATTGAACGCAAGCAAGCGAATTCTTCCGTTACATAGTGTGTTGGGCCTGAATCAGCATAACCAATACCCACACCAACTGAAATCAATGTGATTGGCAAATTCATAATGCCAGGTCCCGTTTTGATTTGTTCTAATGCACGGAGAGAAATGAATGGTGCCATCGCATAACAAAACACTTTCTTACCTTCTAATGCAAGACCTACAGCAACATCAATCATATTCTGTTCGGAGATACCACAATGAATAAAATTATCTTTATATCTCACACGCAAATCATCTAGAGCAGCCGCTCCAAAGTCAGCGCTTAAAAAGTAAATATCTTTATCTGTTTCAAGAGCTTTATAAATCTCATCAATAAACCCATCACGTTGTAACATTATGCAATCTCCTTACGGCATTGTTCAATTTGTTCATCTGTCAATGGATTCCAATAATGCCAATTTGGTTTATTTTCCATCACCGAGAATCCTTTTCCTTTTATTGTCTTTGCAAAAACAATTCTTGGCATATCTTTATTATCATGTGAGTAAGATTCAAGTGCGTGTAATCGTTCTTCAATCTGTTCACAGTTGTGGCCATCAACTTCAGCAGTAACGAAGCCCCATCCGCTAAGTTTATCTTTAATTGAGTTTAATGCAAGGCAGTCATCAGTACCGCCAAGAATAATTAGTGAGTTGATATCAATAAAAATAGTAAGGTTGTCTAGCTTGTTATGTGCAGCAAACAACAAACCTTCCCATGTTGAGCCTTCATACAGTTCGCCTTCACTAATTACAACAAATACTTTTTTAGAAATACCACTTCGTTTATATGATAATGCCATGCCAGCACCAACACCAATGCCATGTCCCAAAGAACCTGAAGTGGCATCAATTCCTGGAATTGTTGTGTTACCAAATATTCGCAAGACCGATTCAGATTTACCCCAATTGTCCCAATCTTTTTGGTCAATTACACCAAACTTAGTAAGAATAGGATAAAGAGCAACAGTTGCATGGCCTTTACTAATAATTACTTTATCAATGAATTGTTTTTTTTCTTCATCAAAACGGACAAAACCACCATGATATAATGTGGTTACAATATCCAACATTGAAAAGGTTGAGCCAGGATGCCCTTGTGCTGTTTCTACAAACTTCTCAAAGAGCTGGCTACGATAGCCCTTTGCAATTTCAGTTAAATTCGCCATACTAATCTCCAAGTAATTTTCTTTTCAGTTTAATTTTTGCCATATCTTCTAAATTTAATCGTGATTGTGAACCAAACTTAGACTCCACCAAATTCAAATAAGTTGGATTAGAAAAGTATTCATGCCACTTATCATCACGAAACTTTAACACTTCAGCGCCAGTTAATGTTTTAGTTCTAAGTGGTTTACAATCGTATGATAGAAAGGCATATTCTTCAAATTTTTGTGGCATATCCCATCCTTCTTTACGAGCAAACAGATGTAATGGACTGCCAGGTAATGCCATAGCGGCATAGAAATTAGCGTGTTCACAATTTAATTCTTTTGCAAGGTCAAATGTTTCTTGCATTGTTTCGTATGTATCATCAGGAAATCCAAACATATAGTTTCCAAGAATGTTGATATCAGCAGCTTTAACATCAGCAACTACTTGGCGAATATCAACATCTTCAAATTTACCTTTATCAATCTCTAAGCGAACATTTTGATTTCCAGCTTCAATACCAAGGCATAACCAATTGACACCTGCTTCTTTGAATAGTTGTAATTGGTCTTTGCGAACAGAATCAATACGAGCATAAGCCCAAAAGTTAAATTTCATGCCACGGTCAATGAGACCTTGTAGAATAGGTTGATAATATTTTCTATTCAGAAAGAACATTTCATCTGTAATGCGGATAGTTCTTACACCGCTTTCCCAAAGATATTCAAATTGTTTTAACATTAATTCGGGAGACCAAAATCTCATACCTTTACTGTCAGATGAAACTGTATCTTCATCATGTGAAGTGCGATTGACCACATTAATCATACAAAAGTTACAACTGAATGAGCAACCTAGTGATGTGTATACCGCTGCAAATGGTGTTCGGTTATCATGTGAAAAATTGGAGTGCCAAAAGTGAGCACGATACTTGTCCAGTAAATAATTATCTTTAGGTAATAAGTCCCATGCATAACCAGGCATCATCGTATCCATATCGGCTGTTTTTACAATACGACCTGGTGCGGATGGTCTTGGTAGGCCACCTTTCTTATACCAAATGCCTGGAACTTTGTCTAGTTCATCTTCAAGGTTTGTTTGCAGCAAATCTATTAGTGCATAAACACCTTCATTAATGAAAGCAAAATCAACATAAGAATATTGAATGACTTCATGCGGTAAAGAAGAAGGATGAGAACCAATAAAGGCAATCTTTAGATTAGGATGGCTAAGGCGGAGTTGCTTAGCAAGAGTGCTGGCACCAATCATCATGGTAGTACCAGAGTTTGGATTCTGCCCATAAAGGACAAATACGACTAGTTTTGGTTTAGTCTTTGCAATTTCTTCGGCAGCTAGTTCATCCGACATAGGCACGGCATCAAAGTCCAGAATGACTGGATCGTGCCCCTTTGCACGAACGGCCTGAGCGAGTAGTGCTGCCCATGTTGGCATTTCTATTGCTGAGTAAGTGTTAGCTAAGTCTTGGTAAGCTTTAGCTGCGCTACTTGGTACTACAAAACATACATTCACCATAACAACCTCAATTAATAATAATTATCCATTATAACATAAATTTTACAAAAAGCACCACTACTGCTTCATCTTTGCCTTAAATAAGCCTTGACAAAGGGCTTGACAAGTGTTAAAGTAGCGGTGTTCCGTTTTCAGATTAGTGTAGTAACCGCTTCTTAGTATCCTTACTTTCACTACGGAACTCATCATAATCTTCCATCATTTCTTGTTCTTCCATTTCAAACTCGGACAGTTCATTAAACTCTCCTGTAATGTCATTCAATGAAGTCATTTCTTCCTGAAGCCTATCTTCTTCAACCTCTTTCACAGTATTGGTATAGTATTCAATAATATCTGCCTTAGGTTGGAAGATAGAAAGAATATCTTGATTGTATATCCACGCAACATTATC